TTAATTATTCTGCTGATTTTCTTCCATCTCGGCTTCTGCTGCCAGTGATTCAATTTTGTCTGCGAATATTGCTGACAGCGTTGCAAATTCAGCATCAGTGACAGCGGGAACTGGAACAAACCTGATCCCGCTGTGTGCAAGCATGTTTGCAGTTTCAAGGCATTTCCTTAAATCTGCTGGTGATGCCCTGTTCATGCTGCACGCTCCCGCCCCTGGTTGTCTGTTGGTGACAGCGGAGCATTGCTGAATGCATTTGTTAATCCGCCAATATCCAACGCGTATCCAGGGTGTAGTTGCACTGCCGGGTCTTCGCACTGATTACCCCAAACATCGAAGCCATGAGACGTCTGGCGGGCGAACAGTTCAATGCGAGAAACATCGCCTAACAATTGCACAAGTTTTTCACGAACGACATCTGGTTTTCTTGAATGCTCAAGCCGCGGTGCGGTAAATGACTGAACGATCCCTGCATTAATGCGCGGAGGTAGTTTTCCCTTTACTGCAAACAGGCAATCTTCACTATTGGCGCGAGTCATGTGTCCCATACCCATAACCAGTTTATCTGGTTGTCGACTACCACATTTTATCCACGTGAAGCCCTTCATGGTCATCAGACGGAATCCCCAGGCTTCAACAACTTTTAGCGCTTCGAGTGGTTGTGTTGGCACCCACCACATGGCCAACAGACAGTTTTCATCGGCCAAATCCCACACAGGAAGGCGGCAGATATCCAGCACACTCATAACCGGATATTTAAAACCGGCACCGCGATTACCATCTGCGGCTTTGTCCCGGTATACCCAGGGTGGATCTGCATAGATTAGTGTGTATTTCTTAGTCATAAACCACCCCACAACATCCTATGCCGCTATAGTCGCCACGGCGAAGGCCGTTACCTTTTGTGATACATTGGTCCCTGCGAACCGCGATCCTTGCACGCTCAACATCACCAGAAGCAACATCCATACACTGAAGCCAAAGGTGAGCGGCAATGCGGAACTGCCCTTTTTTCTCTCTTTCAATCGCGCGTTTTTCGATCTCTATCGCCGCAGGAGTAACGGCAACAACCTTTGAATGGCTGCGCATTGAAACCTTGTTCATGTGATATTTTTCAAGTCGGCTTAACTTTCTCACTTAATCCAACCCTCTCTGAAAATTAATGCCAGCAGATAAAGCCATGCTGAAACAGAGGCCAGGAATAAGTACCATCCTGACCATTTGCTCCAGTGCCTTAGCAGCACACTCATGCCGCGTTGCTCACAGGACGATATACACGTTGCTGAACAGGAGGTTTTTTACCCTGGAACTCTGCCGGGCTTGCTGCCTGACGTTCATCAAGCCAACGCTCAACTTCATCGCGGTTCCATGCGCAGCGTTTATCGGTGATATACCAGCGTTTAGGAAATTCCCCTGCGCGCTCCATACGGTCGATAGTGCTCCATGACAGTGGCACCACCGCCAGGAGTTCCTTCTTACCTAATGCACCTTTCATAAATACCTCTCTTGGTTGCAGTGCGGCGCGTGTGGCGCCGCGGTGGTGGTTACATAGATGTTTCGTTTAATTCTTCCCGACGAACGCTGTAAACGTCGGTGGCTTTTGCCAGCAGTTCGTCATCATCTGAAAGTTTTTGTGCAATGTATTTGTAAGCTTTATCCAGTTCGGAGACAGTGCTGTAATTCATCGCTGCGCTGGTAAAGGCCATTAGCATTTCTTCTGGATCACGGCTATCCGCTTTACGCGTTTGCTCATCAGGATTTTTCACTTGTTTAGCGTTAATCAGACTGTTCATTCCCGCAGCAGTGGTCGTTTGCGGAGTAATGTCTCGCTCAACGCGCGGTGCCGTTTCCTGTAATTCGTCTGGTGTGTAGACGCCCATGATTACGTCAGGACAGTGCAAGCGAGACCAGCGTTTTGTTGCAAGGTATGCGAGTTGTTGTTTCGGATCACTGGCCCAAAGTGTGGAGTTTCTTACCTGTGCTTGAGACAGCATTAACTCAAGCACTCGAGGTTGATCCTCGCCCTTCATGGTTGCCCATACGCGAACACCGCAACCTTCTTCGTCTTTTAGAGTCCAGCCTGGTGCGATATACGGATTGCCGTTTTTGGATGTTTTCTCAACAAACTTACCGATCACGCGTTCCCACGGCCCGAACCACTCGTAGTTGATGCGATCTTTTGTTGGCGACATTGTTGAGATAACTGCGTTTACTAATTGGGCTTCATAACCTAGCGTGCCGTTCACAACATGGGTTTTCTGAGCCACGGCAAACGGGTTCATTCCCCACTGCGCAGCCTGCATTGCCACGGCCATGCAATCAGCTGGTTTCCCAGCGAGGTGCGCCGGTACCGTTACGCGGCTTTGCGCCATTACCTCGGCGAATTTCATCAGTTGGTTCAAGCCGTCTGGGCTGAAAATAGTTGCAGCAGTTCCAGCGATTGCTGTGTCTACTGGTGCGTTGATGTTTGCGATGTCGTTGCTCATATGTACATATCCTGTTTGCGTGCCCACTCAGGGCGTTTAATGATTTCCACACCACCCCATTCATCATTGATGCGGCATTCGTGATAGGTATTCAGATCCCGGCGGAACAGAGCGTGCCCGGCATCGACATCCTGCGCATCCAGCTCGAACACGCGTACCGGATACCGACCACAATCAATGCTTTCGCTCACGGCAAGAAAGAAAAAACCATGCGGCTGACCAGTAACCCTCATTGCACCTTCGCGGTACATTGCGTCCTGCACGTGGTAGCGGAATTCCTCGATGTGGCGTGCAAAACGGTCCATATCTGCAACCTTTTTCACGTCGACGATCACGTTGTGCTCGTTCAGCCATTTGTCTGGACGAATTCGGCACAACTCACCCGTATCTTCATCGTTCCAGTACATTGATGCTTCGCAGTAACCAGGTGCTTCCAGCATCCAGCGTGCCGCCGGATGAGCCATTGCGCTATCACGCATCAGCTCCAGTTTTCGCCACTGCTCGACATCAAGTACCGTAATACCCATATCCGCCACATCACGAAGAAATGCTTCTTCGTCAGCTTTACCTTGTTTTGTCCGACGATCGAATTTCGGTGAAACGATGAAGCGTTTGTCGAATTCTCCAGGTTCCAGAAGCAGACAGTGCAATGCGGTTCCCATATCCAGTGCAGACTTTTTCTCTTCGTCTTCTGGTGCTGCCTGAACCCATTTGAGAAGCGCCGGATTCTTGGCAACCATGTCCAGTTGCGACTTACTCACGCCGTCACCGGCGTGGTAGTCTTCGTTGCTGATGTCGAAATAAATTCCCGGCTTCATGCCGCGTCCCTCTGCCCATCAAGCTGATCAGCCAGATCCCAGCGGGCGATAATTGCCATTGCCTCGCGCCGGTAGGCATCCATAAGTTCTTCGAACTCAGGGCTGTCTTTAGCTGCCTCCAGCACTTCCTGACGAACGCCTTTGCCTGTTACAACGTCGAAAGTTGAGGACAGTTGATGAAGTCGGATGCTCTCAATCAGTTCAACTTGTCGGTCATATAGCTGTTCTGACAGGCGGTAGTCCTTGTCGAATGCCAGCATGATTTTTTGAAGATTTTTCTGCTGATTAACGTTCATTATCAGCCCTCCCATATCTCGTTATCGTTGGCCACATCGCGAGCTTCTTTGCTGACGAAAGCCCACTTAATGCCTTCCTGTAATGTGCGGAACTTCCAGCTCATGAATCCGCATGCAGTAACGCAGTACCAACCGTTGATGATTTTCCACTGCATAACTTGTTACCTCGGCTTGTTACCGTTGAGGTAATAATTATGCGTATTTGGTTTGTTGTCAATAGATATGAGTTAAAAAAATTACCCGTAAGGTAATTTCATGGGCAATAAAAAAGCCGCCATGAGGCGGCTTACTTTCTGAAAACTATAGTTTTATTGTTTGCTTTTTTCGTTCTGGTTGATGACAAATTCAATGTAACTTTCGATCTTTGCCTTCTCTGTTTCAGGTAACAATGCGTAGCGCGAGCGATCATAGTTGATAGTCGCAGGGTCGTGCGGGTGAATCAGTAATTCATAGCCGTGACGCCCGAATGCGGATGCAACATTCTCCAGGGTGGAAATGGAAACGCTGACCTCATTGTTTAACAGGCGGCTGATTGTCACCTGGGCGACGCCGGATGCGCGGTGAAGTTTTCCCTGCGTTGAAAGGTCTCGGCTTTCGCTCATCCAGCGTTCCAGGTTGTGAGCCGCCAGCTGACCAATGTCGCTTGGTCCGACAGGCTGAAAACCTTCTTGAGAAAGCGAGCGATCGATATCAAGCCAGTTACGGGGTTTATTGGCGGCAGCTTCAATTTTTCGCGCAACCTGGTCGCCGATAACCTTCTTGCCAAGAGCCCAGCGGTTTACCAGATTTGCCTGAGTTCCAAGTTTTTCTGCCATCCGCGTCTGAACACCATTGAATTCACGGTCGATCAAGTCGTTGAGATTTTGCCTGCGGACGTCCTGGATACTTTTCATTTTCTGGAAAATCGCCTCATATATGAATCAGTAGATGATTCAATTTAAAGCAATATTACCCAACAGGTAAATGCACCCCATAGGTAACTATCCTTGATTTTTGTTACCTTATGGGTGAATATTTATTATCTGAAATAAATATCAGGCAATAGCTATGAGCGATAACGGACATTTCGATTTCAAAAAGCACTGGCTTGCACTTACTCCGGATGAGCGTGAAGCCTTCGCACAGGAAGCCGGAACGACGAGTCACTATATCCAGACTCACTTAACAGGTAAGCGCAAAATGCCAGGTAAGGTATTGATGAATGGGCTTTTTAAAGCCTGTAAAACAAGACAATGGCTGCGCTCAAAAGCAGAACTGGCATACTTCTTCTACTCATGATATCCAGCCACAACCCTCTGTAGGCCGCCATCCGGCGGTCTTTTCATATCTATTCGCACCTTAAAGGTAATAAAAAACCAAATTTGGTTGATCTTTTTTTTGTGTCAGCACAAAATAACCGTAATCCCAATACTAATAACAGGGCTTACCATGGAAATCATTACACGTATTGATGCCGCAAAGCGCGGACTTAAACGCTACTACACCGGAAAACCATGTAAGCACGGACATGACAGTGAGCGCTGGGTTTACAACGGACACTGTGTTGAGTGCACCATGGAATCAAACCGTCGCATCAGGGCAGAGATTAAGCAGATCATGATTAATTCCTCCCCACAACATTCAAGCTGATAGCGGAGATTAATCATGAGCAGACATGCAACAGATTGGGCCTGGGAGACAGATCCAGGCAGCTCATCATTAAAGCTCATACTGCTCTCGATGGCTGACAGAGCCGATGAATATAACCTCTGCTACCCCAGCATAGAACGCCTCGTTAAAGACACTTGCTTGAATAAAAAAACCGTGCAGGCCGGGCTTATATCGCTCATGAAAATGGGGCTTATTTCAGATACCGGAGAGAGAAAGGGAGCGACGAAAAGAGTGCGGGTTTTCTCTCTTAATATAACCAAAAACGGGAACATTAAAGGCAACCGGGAAGGGGGTAATGAACCCGAAAACGGTAATGTTACCGAAAACGGGAATATACCCAAAAACGGGATGTTGAATGATCCCAAAAACGGGATGTTGAATGATCCCAAAAACGGGATGTTGAATGATCCCAAAAACGGGATGTTGAATGATCCCAAAAACGGGATGTTGAATGATCCCAAAAACGGGATCCAGAACCAGTCATATAACCAGTCATTTAACCAAGAGAGGGAGAGCAGGACAAAAACCGGGGATTCTGTGCCTCATGACCCCGGCGCAAACAACGCCGTGATGAATAACTTTGTTCCTCCTGGTGGGCCAGGGCAATTAGGAAAATTTGTCATGCATGAACAATGGCAGCCATCAGATGACTTTCTTCGGAAAAGCTCATTGCAGGGGATCTACCTGGACAGTCTGCCAACGGCACAGGAACTTGCAGAGTTCAGAATTTACTGGATGGCTGAGGGTAAGGCATACCATCAGGCACAGTGGGAGCAGAAGCTGGCAAGGCGGCTGCAGATTAGCAGACAGAAGCAATCAACATTACCTGATAACAACGTTCCGCACTGGAACAGCCCTGAAGCGTGGGAGGATTTCTTGTGAACAACGTTTTTACCGCGATACAAAACCGTGACGGAGAAGCCCTTTCTCGCATGTCAGGTTATGAGCATCAATACGTCAACAATGACAATGTGGTGAACATGTCAGCAGAGAGGCTTGTTGATGCCCTTTTCAAACAGCTGAAACAACTGTTTCCGGCGGCAGTGGTAACCAACCTGAAGACGCCAGAGCAGGAAGTTGCTGCAAAACAGCAGTGGATTGCTGCGTTTGCCGAAGGGGGGATCCGAACCCGTGAACAGGTTTCTGCTGGTATGCGCCACGCCCGCGCCAGTGAATCTCCGTTCTGGCCGTCGCCAGGGCAATTTATCAAGTGGTGTAAAGACAGCAAGATGGTTCTTGGCGTTACCATTGACGATGTGATGGCGGAGTTTCACCGGTACAGCAAGGAAAAAAGTTTATATCCTGGTGGTCCCGAAAGATTCCCGTGGCGACATCCGGTTATGTACTGGGTCGTATGTGATACCCGCCGTGCAATGTATCAGCGCCAGCTTAGCGAGATTGAGGTTGAGAAACACGCGCGCAGGCTGCTCGATGATTGGGCGAAAAAGGTGGCTTCCGGACAGCAGATACCCGATCCGGTGATCAGCATACAGGCAAAGCCAGAGCCCATGAGTACGCCTCCGGACACAGGGAGAGACGTTTACCATCCACCAGGGCGAAGTTTCGGGTGTATGCCTAACGCCGCCACCTTGGGGGGAATAACACCGGCGCAGTGGCTGATGGAGGAATACAGGCGAGGAAAGGCGGCAGGATTTATCAAGTAATACCAGCGCGATAGCGCATTTTTTTACGCCTCGATAGTTACCTGTTGGGTAACAAAATATTCTAAACTCTATTGATTTCGTGTCTTATGTGGTTTTTAATTACCTCAAGGGTAAATCATGAGAAAACAGATACAGGCTCTTGGTCGACTCAAAACAGGACAGATGAACAAAACAGAATCTGCGTATTGCCAGCACCTTGAGCAGCGTAAACGTGCAGGGGAAATCGCCTGGTATCGATTCGAGGGTATCAAGCTGCGGTTAGCTGACAACTGCTTCCTGACTGTAGATTTTGCCGTGATGTTGGCTGACGGGCAGTTGGTGATGGTGGACGTTAAGGGAAGTAAGTCAGTCTTTACTGACGATGCGAGAGTCAAGATGAAGGTTGCGGCAGACAGCTATCCGTTTGTCTTTCAGGTTGCTTATCCAAAACCTAAAAAGCTCGGTGGTGGATGGGAGGTTGAGGAACTATGAGCGAGAAGCCCAATGCTGCGGGATTGATTGTATCCGGTGATAAAAACCCGAATTGGAAGGGTGGGAAAATCGAAAAGGTTTGCTCCGTATGTGGCAGGCAATATCAGGTTAAGCGAGCCAACTCATCTTCAAGGTTCTGCTCACTTCAGTGTGTAGGAATTTCACAGCGAGGCAAGACGGTAAATCGGGAACTAAAGCGAGTATTAAAAATATGCTGCGTATGCGGATCTTCGTTCTCCGTTTTCTTGAGTCATGAGAAGCGTCATAAATGCTGCTCGAAACAGTGTTCCAACATAATGCGTTCTTCTCTGATGAAGGGGGAAGGAAATCCAAACTGGTCTGGTGGATTATCGAGATTGCCGTATCCGTGGGATTTCCGAGAAACGAGCAAGAGGGTTATTGAGCGAGATGGTTTTACTTGTCAGAACCCAGGTTGTGATGGAACAGACAAAAGGCTAACAACTCATCACATCAATTACGACAAGCAAGACTGTCGTCAGGAGAACCTTATTTGCCTTTGTTCTAGCTGTAACTCGAAGGCTAATTTCGGTCGGCATAAGTGGCAAAAGTTTTATGAATCACTGATGAAAAATAGATCGGCATGAATCGACGATCTTTTTAGTTATCAATGTAATCAATAAGTTATGTGGATAAGCGAGGGTAAAGATGGAAAGTAATATCAAAGGGTTAGTTGCCGCCGGGCATGAGATGGCTTCGGAACTGAAAGCTGAATGTGGTGCCGTTGATATGCGTAGTGTGGCAAAGCTGATCAGCGATTTGGCAACGCAACTGGAAGTGCAACTGGTGCGTGCTAATGCGCTGGCGGCGGAGAATGCGGCATTTAAGGACATAAACGCATGGTGTAAAACAGATGCGTTCAAAAACATGTATCGTGAGTTCAAAACAGCAGAAGCAGTTGGCTGTTGCAACATTGACTGTATGCATGACGCAATGGTGGTCGCAATTATGCACGCACCAGAAGCACCAGCCACCGATGCTTTCCTGGCTGAAATTGAACGCAAAGCAATCCGCAAGTTCATTAACAGCATTGAACACATCCTGCGTGACAAGTTGTCACCGTATGACACCGAAGAGATGCTTGAGACTATGCGTATTTTTCTGGAAGAACAGGGAGGCGAGCAAAAATGACAATCACAAAACAACGAGTAGAAAAAATCATATATCGCCATGAAATGGGACTGAACAGCGATGTCACTGCCGAAGAGGTTTATGACCTGGCTGTACTGGCGCTGAATTTATCAAATATCGCAAAACTCAAGCGATACGAGCTTGATATGGATGGTTGTGACTCGTTCGGTCAGGATTGTGGCGCTGACATGACTGAAGATTCTGATGGCGATTATGTCCTGTTTGATGACGTGGTTAAGTTGTTTGAGTTTGATACATTCGAAAGCCCAGCAAGGGAGACAACCAGTGAACAAGATTGACTATCAGGCACTGCGTGCTAAGGCAGAAAAAGCAACGTGTGGCGAGTGGTCGCTCGAATATGGAGAGGGCCGATTTGATGGTGATGATGCGCTAATTCATCGCGAGGCTGCTGGATATATCCCCATTTGCAGAATTGAAGGAGCGCATCCTGAAAGCGGTTTCGATGAAGATTTCCAAATGGAACAGCAGGCCAATGCTGAATTCATCGCCGCAGCCAATCCGGCTACCGTGCTAACACTGCTGAACGAACTGGAAACAGCAAAAAAGCGCATAGCGGAACTGGGAGCCGAACCTGTAAGCCAAACTTACAAGTTGAACGAGCTATCAGGCAACTCTCCGGTAACTCCTGATGGTTGGATAAGCTGTAGTGAGCGAATGCCGGAAGACACCAAAATGTTACTGGCATTTAGTCAAGGTGAAATCGTGGCCGCATATTGGAACTGGGTTGTAAATCCAATTGATTACAAAAAATATAGGGCTTTCACGTATTTATCAGGAAATATCTTGGATGACGTAACTCACTGGATGCCGTTACCAGAACCGCCGCAGGAGGCAAAATGATGGATGTAAAAGAGAAGGTTTTGCAGGTGATGCGTTCCCGTGCTGCCCTGCAAGATAAAGCTCTCGGCGGGGAATATCCATTCACGATAGCAACCTGGAATCTGCGGTTGGCAATGGAGAAGGAATTTCCTGATGAAGAATGGCGTTCGGCAGATTTGCGCAAAATTCTTATGGAAATGGCTAAAGACGGAACAGTATCCAAAGATACCTATGCCAGCCGGATTGGTCAGGCGGTATGGAGACTGGAGGTGCGGTAATGGCTAACCTACAGCTTGCTGTCAAAGGTGAATACTTCGATGCCATGATTCGCGGGGAGAAAACAGAAGAGTATCGCCTGTGTAATGACTACTGGAATAAGCGAATTATGTTCCGGGAGTATGACCGCCTGATTATCACAAAGGGATATCCGAAGCGCGACGACTTCAGTCGCAGAATTGATGTCCCGTATGACGGATATGAAATCAAGACAATCACACATCCGCACTTCGGTGATAAACCGGTAAAGGTGTTCGCGATAAAGGTAAATATTGATGGCTAAATCAGCAGCAGAGCGCAAAGCCGCTCAGAGAGCCAGACAAGCTGCATCTGGTGTGCGTAAGCTGGAGATTGTGCTTGATGCTCAGGAAATTGAAATGCTGGAGCGTAACTGTGCCACGCGTCGCCCCGGGCGTGCGCCTTACGAATTTGGTGAGTATATAGCGTTACTGATCCGCCAGGATGATGCACGCGTGCGCGGGCGTATAAAATCGATCAGCAGAAAACGTTGCGGTAAGTGCGGCGAGAGAGTTCCTGTGAATTCATTCCCGTGCAATGGTGACTCGCAATGCTGGGTGACTAAAGGCTGGCATGAAACGAAATTAATAGTGTGACATGTCACGAGTAGATTATGCATGATGAATTTGATGGGTTTTGAATACTGCCGCCAACTATGGCGGCTTTATTTTGCATGGTACTATTACCACAACGGTAACTATTACCACGGTGGTTATGATGCCTGCTGAACCTAAAACCTATAAACGTAAATCAACGCAATTTAAGCCACTAACAGCAATGCAGGAGGCTTATTGCCAGTCATACATCAAAACGCCTGAAAACCAGACTCAGGCAGCGATTAACGCAGGATTCTCCCCAAATACAGCGGCAGTTAAAGCCAGTGTCATGATGCGCGATGAACGCATTCAAAAACGGATTGCCGAGCTGATGGAGGAGCGCAACAAACGAATGCGCGTCAGTGCTGATTACGTTCTCAGGCGCCTGGTGGAGATCGACCAGATGGACGTGATCGACATCCTCAACGACGATGGGAGCCTTAAGCCAATCCGCGAGTGGCCGAAAATCTGGCGCACTACGCTTAGCGGCTTTGATCTGTCATCGACCATCATGAACATGAACGAGGATTCGATAGAGACAATCCTCAAAAAAATTAAATGGCCTGACAAGGTGAAGAACCTTGAGCTGATTGGTAAGCATGTTGATGTCAACGCGTTCAAAGAACGTCTGGATGTTAATGTGAATGTGACAATTGCTGATCGCATAGCAGCAGCCAGGAAGCGACTCAAAGAACGTCAGGATGGTAATCAGTGACAGATACAGCGTTATCTCCTGAAGAGCAGTTGATCGAGGATATTGCAGGGTTCACTCACGATCCGCTTGGCTATGCCCTCTATGCGTTCCCGTGGGGGGAAGAGGGGACTGAACTGGCACATGCCACCGGCCCACGTCAGTGGCAGGCTGATGCGTTCCGAGAGATACGTGATCACCTGCAGAATCCAGAGACGCGTTATCAGCCGCTTATGCTGGCACGTGCTTCTGGTCACGGTATTGGTAAATCCGCATTCATCTCAATGCTGATCAACTGGGGCATGTCCACTTGCGAGGATTGTAAGGTCGTGGTGACCGCCAACACCGACAACCAGCTACGAACGAAGACCTGGCCGGAAATTATCAAGTGGTCGAACCTTGCTATCACGAAAGACTGGTTTACCTGTACCGCTACCGCGATGTACAGCAATGACCCTGGGCACGACAAGCGGTGGCGAGCTGACGCAATCCCCTGGTCTGAGCACAACACTGAGGCATTCGCCGGACTACACAACGAGCGCAAACGCATCATCGTGGTATTCGATGAAGCGTCGAACATTGCGGATCTGGTGTGGGAAGTCGCTGAGGGTGCGCTTACGGACGAAGACACTGAGATTATCTGGGTGGCGTTCGGAAACCCTACACGTAACACCGGGCGTTTTCGCGAATGTTTCCGCAAATATAAACACCGCTGGAAAACTGCGCAGATTGACAGCCGGACGGTGGAAGGCACTAACAAACAGCAGTTGCAGAAATGGGTTGATGACTACGGGGAAGACAGCGACTTCGTTAAAATCCGTGTGCGTGGCATATTCCCTGATGCATCTGAATTGCAGTTTATCCCTACCGGCCTTACTGACGAGGCAATGAAACGGGTGGTAACCGCTGCGCAGGTTGCACATGCTCCGGTGATAATCGGCGTTGACCCGGCATATTCCGGCGTTGATGACGCTGTGATATACCTGCGGCAGGGGCTGCACAGTAAGGTGCTGTGGACTGGCAACAAGACCACTGACGATCTGATTATGGCGAAGCGTATCGCTGACTTTGAAGACCAGTACCTGGCTGACGCGGTGTTCATCGACTTCGGTTACGGAACTGGTCTGAAGTCAATCGGTGATGGCTGGGGACGTACATGGCAACTTGTTCCGTTCGGCGGTGCGTCCACTGACCCGCAGATGCTTAACAAGCGTGGGGAGATGTTCAATGCATGCAAGACATGGCTGAGGCTGGGCGGCATGCTGGATGACCAGGAAACAGCGGATGACCTGTCGGCGGCAGAGTACAAAGTTCGCGTGGACGGTAAAATCGTTATCGAACCGAAGGAAGATATCAAGGAGCGGCTTGGGCGTTCGCCGGGTAAAGGCGATGCGCTACTGCTGACGTTTGCTTTCCCGGTGTCGAAGCGTCTGCGAATTCCCGGTCAGCAGAACCAGCAAGGCAAGGCCATTACAGATTACGATCCCTATGCTTAATCCTCTGGAGGGGATAATGCTGCTGATATCCTCTGGTGAGGATAAAACAAAGCCAGCTCATCGGCTGGCTGTTTGTGACATGTCACGACATCAAAATCCATCGAATTCGTATTTCATGATTCACACCTTAAAAAAATGCCCGGCGAACCGGGCGAACTGGAAGCAATGAGTTATGCCTTCCGTGGCTGTACTGGTTTACAGCATGAAGTCATCGCAATGGCGTCCTGCTGTAAAAAGGGCGGTGATAGTCCTTCAAGGGAAACCATCACCGCCAAGCACCTGGAACTTCTGGCATCACGGTCCTTAGGCGTGATTCTGGCGTGGCATGCAGGATTCGAACCTGCGACCAACCGCTTAGAAGGCGGTTGCTCTGTCCAACTGAGCTAATGCCACAACGCTGAGAGCACTTAGCCTGTTAAGGCGCCACACTTTGTCGCGGCTCCATAAATGCTCTCATCGTTGTACCCTCGTCTCTTCCGAGGCGTCACACCGAATCGCCGGGATGGTGAATCCCCGTGCGCGGAATAAAACCGCTCGACTTGCACATTCCGGCTACCTGGTTCGTTTGCCCGAGCAAGGGAGGGTGCCCCTTAAACGTATCCAGACCGCTATCGGCGCATGTGCCATACGCCGTACTGCTCAAAACAAAAGCTCACTCCACCTGTTCAATTTAACGACAAGCCAGTCAGGTTAGTAACCGGAATGAACTCTTTAGTTACCTGAAAGGTAATAATTTGTGCGTTAAATGTCAACTATCTACGATAAATAAATCATATGTGGTTAAATTGGTAATAATTTAATTGCGTACGGAGTCATTGATATGTGCATGGGTAGCTCACCATCAGTGCCTGCAACACCAGAAGTTCAGGCAGCACCACAGGAGCAGGATGCCGCTGTTGTTGATGCCCGCGACGAAGAAACACGTCGCCGTCGCGCTGCTGCTGGTCGTAGTTCTACGCTGCTTACCGGTTCTCAGGGCGACACATCAACCGCTAATACCAGCGGTAAAACGCTGCTTGGTCAGTAACCGGAGTCATTGAAATGGCGGAAACAACTAAAGAGCGATTGAACAAACAGTTCGCACAACTTGAAAGCGAGCGTCAATCGTTCGATCCGCACTGGCGCGAGTTGAGTGATTACATCAACCCGCGTGGTTCCCGCTTTCTGACTTCTGAGGTCAACCGTAACGATCGACGCAATACACGTATTATTGATTCGACCGGGACTATGGCGGCGCGCACTCTCGCCAGCGGCATGATGTCAGGCATCACAAGCCCCGTGCGTCCGTGGTTTCGCCTGGCTACGCCAGATCCTGAAATGATGGATTATGGCCCTGTTAAGTTGTGGCTTGAGGCGGTGCAGAACCGCATGAACGATATGTTCAATAAGTCGAATCTCTACCAGTCTCTTCCGCAGTTATACGGAAGCCTCGGCACATACAGCACTGGTGCAATGGCGGTGCTGGAGGATGACGAGGACATTATTCGCACAATGCCATTCCCGATAGGCAGTTACTACCTGGCTAACTCACCTCGTGGCAGTGTGGACACCTGTTTTCGCAAGTTCTCTATGACTGTTCGTCAGCTTGTTCAGGAGTTCGGGCTAAATAACGTCAGCGAATCCGTAAAAAGCATGTGGGAAAGCGGCACCTACGAGAAGTGGATTGAAGTGATGCACTCGGTTTACCCGAACATTGACCGCGATACATCGAAGCTGGATAGCAAGAACAAGCCATTCAAATCGGTTTATTACGAGGTTGGTGGCGATAACGACAAGTTGTTGCGTGAGTCCGGATTCGATGAGTTTCCAATTATGGCTCCGCGCTGGGAAGTTAACGGCGAAGATGTTTATGGATCATCATGCCCGGGTATGCTGGCGCTTGGACCTGTTAAGGCATTGCAGCTTCTCCAGAAGCGCAAGTCGCAGATCATCGACAAAGTGACAAACCCTCCGATGGTTGCCCCTACCACTCTCAGAACACAGAGTGTTTCGTTACTTCCGGGTGGCATCACATACGTAGATCAACTGACTGGACAGGAAGGATTAAGGCCTGTTTATCAGGTTAACCCTAACACTGCGGATTTAATCAGCGACATCCAGGATACGCGGCAGACCATCAACAGCGCCTACTTCGTCGATCTGTTCATGATGTTGCAGAACATCAATACCCGCTCAATGCCTGTTGAAGCGGTGATCGAAATGAAAGAAGAAAAGCTTCTGATGTTGGGGCCGGTTCTGGAGCGTCTGAACGACGAATGTCTTAATCCTCTCATTGACCGCGCTTTCTCGATGATGGTGCGTAAAAACATGCTGCCGCCACCGCCTGACGCGATGGAAGGCATGCCCCTGAAGGTCGAATACATTTCCGTCATGGCTCAGGCGCAGAAGTCTATCGGCCTGTCCAGTCTGGCGTCCACGGTTAACTTCATTGGTCAACTTGCGCAAGCGAAACCAGAAGCTCTCGACAAACTCAACGTTGATCAGGCGATCGATGCATTCGCTGATATGTCCGGAGTGTCTCCAACCGTCATTGTTCCTCAGGAACAGGTTGAGCAGGCTCGCCAGCAACGGGCACAGCAGCAACAGCAGCAACAAATGATGGCGATGGGGATGGCGGCGGCACAGGGTGCCAAGACGCTAAGCGAAGCTAAAACTTCGGATCCGAGTGTTTTGTCAGCTATGGCGAATGCAGTTAGTGGTCAGGGTGGGCAATCACAATGACAGATTACGAAGATGATCAACTGAAAGAAGAAAACGCCCGTAAGCAACGTGACATGGCGCAGCGTGAAATTGATGACATTCGCTTTGTCATGAGCAGTGAACAGGGGCGTCGCGTTGTCTGGTCGGTGCTGGAGAAAGGCCGTGTGTTTTCCGCTATCTCACCGATGGACGCTATGGCAATGGCATTTAATGAGGGGCAACGCAATCTGGCGCTGGAACTGTTTCAGCGCGTTATGGCGCATTGCCCTGAACAGTATTTGAAGATGGCCAAAGAGGCCAGTGAACAGGAGTGATCATGAATTTATTTGAGCGTTTGCTGTATCGCCGTCTTTGCAATGAGCAACCAGTCGATGGTGGAGCAGCTCCGGCTGCGTCAGAACCGTCAGCGCCTGCAGGTGATAACCCTGCTCCAGTTGGTGATCCATCACAACAAGAAGGTGATAAGCCGCAACCTGTTGCTGATGGCGATAAACCTGCTGATGACAAAAAGCCTGAAAGCGATAAGCAGGGTGAAAAAAAGGACGGCGATAAACCGGATGGTGCGCCGGAGAAGTACGAGTTTCAGGCTGCCGAAGGCGTAGAGCTGGATACAGAAGCGTTGAAGGAATTCGAGCCGGTGGCGCGAGAACTTAACCTGACCAACGAGCAAGCGCAAAAGCTGGTTGATGCTTATCCGAAGATTCTGGCAGGTGTGCAGCAGCGTCAGGCAGAAGCCTGGCAGAAAACGACCGAGCAGTGGGCTGCTGATGTAAAAGCTGACAAAGAAATCGGTGGCGACAAGTTGATTTCTAACCTTAGCGCCGCACAGCGTGCGCTTGACCAGTTCGGGTCACCTGAGCTCAAAGAATATCTGAACACCACCGGACTGGGTAATCACCCTGACCTGGTCAAAACGTTCGTGAAAATCGGAAAGGCGATGTCTGAAGATGGCATGGTCACCGGTGGTAATGAAGGCCAGCGTAGTGCGGCCGAAGTGCTCTATGGCAAATAAGAGAGGAAATGACAATGGCTGTTAAAGGCTTAACTGCGCTAACGCTGGCTGACTGGGGTAAGCGCGTCGATCCAAACGGGAAAGTCGATAAGATTATCGAGCTTCTCGGTCAAACTAACCCGATCCTTCAGGATATGCCTTTTGTCGAAGGGAACCTTCCTACCGGACACCGAACCACCATTCGTTCTGGTTTACCTTCAGCTACCTGGCGTTTGCTGAACTATGGCGTACAGCCAAGCAAATCAACCACAGTGCAGGTCACCGACTCCGTTGGCATGCTGGAAACCTATGCTGAAGTCGATAAGTCACTGGCTGATCTGAACGGTAATACCGCCGAATTCCGCCTGTCTGAAGACCGCGCATTTATTGAAGCGATGAATCAGCAGATGGCGCAGACGCTGTTTTATGGTGATTCCAGCGTTAACCCTCAGCAGTTTATGGGACTGTCCTCCCGCTATTCCAGCCTGTCGGCGGGTAATGCTCAGAACATCATTGATGCTGGTGGCACGGGTACAGATAACACCTCAATCTGGTTAGTGGTGTGGGGCGAAAACACCGTGCATGGCATCTTCCCGAAAGGGCAGAAGGCTGGCATCCAGATGGAAGATAAAGGCCAGGTGACACTGGAAGATGCTAATGGCGGCAAGTACGAAGGCTATCGCACCCATTACAAATGGGATAACGGACTTGCTCTGCGTGACTGGCGTTATGTTGTTCGCATTGCAAACATCGATGTCAGCAATCTTTCAGAACCTTCCTCTGCCGCAAATATTGCGAAGTTGATGGTTAAAGCACTGCATCGCATTCCAAACCGTGGCATGGGTCGCCCGGTGTTCTACATGAACCGCACTGTAGGCCAGGCTCTTGATCTGCAGTCTCTGGAGAAAACATCTCTGGCGATTAGCGTAAAAGAGACTGAAGGCGAGTGGTGGACGTCATTCCGTGGTGTACCAATCCGTGAAACTGATGCGCTTCTGGAAACAGAAGCCCGCGTGGTGTAACGCCTGTTATTAACCTGTGGGTCGTAACAGACCCACTAATGGAGAAAGAAGATGATCACCGACAAACTGTTGATGTTCTCCGAAGCTCAGGCGGTTACGAATACCGCGGCTTCTACTGACGTAATCGATCTCGGTCCAATTGACGGAAACCGTCGCGATATCGGTGTGGGTTACCCGCTTGAGTTTTGGGTGCTGGTTAACGAAGCCGCCACGGCAAGTGGTGAGGCAACTGTAAACATCCAGTTGCAGACGAGTGAGGATAACAGCTCATGGATCACTATTTATGATAGTGGCGCACTGGCAAAGACCGCCCTGACAGCAGGTAAACGAGTTGTTTCTGCAAAGGTGCCTGCCGGTGTTCAGCGATATCTGCGTGTTAACTACTCCGTCGCAACTGGCCCACTAACGGCTGGCGAATTCACTGCGGGTATCAGTCTTGATGTTGATGCCAATACGCCGTATCCGATCCGCTCAAAAGTAACTGGTTAAGGTGATATCGATGTCAGGTGAGAAACCAAGATACCGCGTTCTGCGCCTCTCTCATATCCATAACACTCTGTGGCCGGATGGGGCAGAAATCGAATACGAAGGTGAGCCTGGTAGCGCACTGGAACCTGTTAACGATGCAGCCAGACAGGCAAAAGCAAAAGTTGCAGGAAAGGTGTCAATGGCAGCAACCAGCACCAAAATCATCAACGATGTGTCAGATGATGGTGAACTGGATAAGCTCCGTGAAGAGTACGAATTGCTCTTTAACGAGAAGCCACACCATAACGCCAAAGCCGAAACGCTCCGCGAGAAGATCGCAGATAAGCGTAAAGAACTGGGCGTGTAAGCCTCGCGGATCAGACAAGGGGCTTCGGCCCCTTTATTGCAGGAGTGTATATGGAACTCGTAAACCTCAAAACCGGCACTGACAGCTACCAGGATGAGAGCGGAGAAACCAGAACTCGCGATGAATACCCGTGGGGGCTGTGCATCACGCTGAATAACGACACATTGAATAAGCTGAAGGCGCAAACTCAGGGCGTTGGAACAGAAGTGATGATAACTGCAAAGGCTGTTATTCGAGGCCTGTCTGCCAGAGAAACTGACGATGGTGTTAATCGCAGCGCCGATCTGCAGATCACTGATATGGCGATCGCTCCTGTTTCCGGGGATGTAGAAAAATCAGCGGCTGAAACTCTGTACGGCAATGGGGGTGAGTAATGGCCTCTGTAGTAGAGATCTGCAATCGTGCGCTGTCCAATATTGGCAATAGCCGCAGCATTAACAGCCTGACGGAAGCCAGCAAGGAAGCGGGGGAATGTTCGCTGCACTTTGAGGCCTGCCGTGATGCTGTGCTTTCTGATTTTGACTGGAACTTTGCTACCAAACGCGTGGCGCTTGCAGATACGAGCAATCCACCGCCTGACTGGGAGTATGCGTATCAGTACCCGTCCGATTGTCTGCGCATTACTGAAATTATGCTTCCTGGTGTACGCAATCCAACAGCAGCAATGCGCGTTCAGTACGAAGTTGGTGCAGACACCAACGGAACAGGAAAGTTGATCTACACAGACCAGCCGCAGGCATGGCTCAAGTATGTCTCTCGCGTTTCAGATGTGAACATGTTTGATGCCATTTTTATGGAGGCGTTGGCCTGGCGTCTTGCGGCAGCTATTAACATGGCGCTGACTGGGAATGCAGACCTCGGTACGTTTGCCCTCAATATGTACAATCGCGTGATTCTTAGTGCTGGCTCGCATAGCCAGAATGAATCACAGGAACCACAGCCACCGGTTGACGAGTTTACCATTGCGAGGTTGTCCTGATGGCTATCAGTTGGATCCAGCCCAGCTTTGCCGGTGGTGAGATTGGACCGTCGTTGTACGGTCGTATCGACATGGCGAAGTACCAGGTGGCATTGCGCAAGTGCGATAACTTTATCGTGCGGCAGTATGGCGGCGTTGAGAATCGACCTGGTACGCGTTTTGTCGGTGCCGCCAAATACCCAAATCGGAAATGCCGCCTGATCCCGTTCCAGTTCTCGACGGTTCAGACCTATGCTCTGGAGTTCGGACACCAGTACATGCGCGTTATCAAAGATGGTGCGTTGGTGCTGAACAGCAGCAATGTTATTTATGAAATTGCCACGCCATATACTGAAGCCGATCTGTTCCGAATTAAATTCACGCAAAGCGCCGACGTGCTTACGCTGGTTCACCCGGCATACCCGCCGAAAGAGCTGCGCCGCTATGCGCATGACAACTGGCAACTGGTTGATGTGGTAACGAAGAACGGGCCATTTGAAGATATCAATATTGACGAGTCAGTGACGGTTTATGCCAGCGCCAGCACCGGGACAATTACGTTAACGGCAAGCGCCTCTATTTTTGGCGCGGAGCAGGTAGGCAAATTGTTCTATCTGGAACAGCCTGCAGTGGATTCAGTGCCGGTATGGGAAACCAGTAAGAGTACGTCTATTGGCGATATTCGCCGTGCAGACAGTAACTACTATCGCGCCGTTACAGCAGGCAAAACAGGCACTTTGCGCCCTTCGCATACAGAAGGCACATCATGGGATGGCTGGGGCGGATCCGGTGATGATGATACTGGCATTGAGTGGGAGTATCTGCACAGTGGGTTTGGCATTGCCCGTATCACTGCTGTAAACGGCACTACTGCAACTGCCGAGGTGATTTCCTATATCCCTTCGCAGGTCGTTGGTGAGGATAATGCCAGCTATAAATGGGCTAAATATGCCTGGCACAGTGTTAATGGTTATCCTGGCACTGTTGTTTATTATCAACAACGTCTTTACTTCGCCGCATCGACTGCGTTCCCTCAGACTATCTGGGCCAGCCGTACCGGGGATTATAAGGATTTTGGCAAAAGCAATCCTACGCAGGATGACGACAGAATTATCTACACCTATGCCGGGCGTCAGGTTAATGAGATCCGCCACCTGATTGATGTTGGTTCGCTGGTGGCGCTGACTTCCGGAGGTGAGTACGTCATCACCGGCGACCAGAACAAAGTGTTAACCCCATCATCATTTGCATTCAGCTCTCAGGGATCAAATGGCTCAAGCAACGTCCCACCAATTACTGTGGCGAATATTGCTCTGTTCGTTCAGGAGAAAGGCAGTGTTGTCCGTGATCTGGCCTACTCATTCGATGTTGACGGCTATCAGGGGAACGACCTGACCATCCTTGCCAATCATCTTTTTCAGAAGCACAGCATTGTTGACTGGTGCTTCTCTATTGTCCCTTACTCCAGCGCCTTCTGCATTCGTGATGACGGTAAATTACTGGTGATGACCTATTTGCGTGATCAACAGGTTTTTGCATGGGCACCACAGTCCAGTACCGGAAAATATGAAAGCACATGCAGTATCAGCGAAGGAAATGAAGATGCGGTGTATTTCGTCGTTAACCGAACCGTTAACGGGCAAACAGTGAGATACATCGAGCGGCTGTCCAGCCGTTTATTTACCAGCGATGAAGATGCTTTCTTTGTTGATTCTGGCCTTAGCTATGATGGAAGAAATACGTCTGACAGAACGATGACCATCACTGGTGGTTCTGGTGAATGGGATTACCGTGCGGAATATACAATCAGTGTTTCTGGTGGTGCGTACTTCACCAGTGGCGATGTCGGTGCGCAACTACAGTTCCCTTATATCGGAACTGATCCTGATACTGGCGATGAAGTGTCAAAAGAATTACGTTGCGACATTATTTCTGTAACCAGCAATACCGCTGTAGTGGTTCGTGCCAACAGGAACGTCCCGCCATCCCTCAGGAATGCGGCCACCACGAACTGGCAGATGGCGCGCCGGACATTTGGAGGCCTGTCTCATCTTGAAGGCCAGACCGTAAACATTCTCTCTGATGCGAACGTGGAACCACAGAAAGTGGTTTCCGGAGGTGCCGTCACACTGGAATCTCCGGGGGCTGTAGTGCACATCGGCCTGCCAATAACTGCTGAATTCGAAACACTGGATATCAACATTAACGGACAGGAAACGCTGCTGGACAAAAAACAGGTGATACCCTCCGTTACTCTGGTTGTGAATGCCAGTCGCGGCATCTGGGCGACTACGCCTGGCGGTAAATGGTACGAATATCCACAGCGTGAATTCGAGTTCTACGATGATCCTGTTGATGATGCTACCGGAAAAGTAGAAGTGAAACTGGACAGTAACTGGGGCAAAAACGGACGTGTAAAAATCCGTCAGCTTGATCCGTTGCCGCTGTCTGTTCTTGCCGTTATTCCTCGCCTTACTGTTGGGGGATTCTGATGATCGATGTTCAAATTATTCCCGCAACCGAAGAGCATCTTCAGATGATTTTGCCGGATGTTCGTCAGGCTGATATTGACGAACTGTATGCGGTATCACTGATGACTACCGAAGATGCGCTGCGTGTTGGTCTGCGTACTGCGACTATGGCCTGGTCAGGATTTGCAAACGGAGAACTGGTAACCATGTTTGGTGTATCTCCGGCGTCAATGATCGGTGGCAATGGTACGCCCTGGCTGGTCGGAACCAGCCGTATTGAAAAATATCAGAAGACATTTCTTCGCCACTGCCGACCTGTATTGCAGCAGATGTTGGCAGTTTATCCGCGCCTGGAAAACTACGTCGACGAGCGAAACCATGTTGCCAAAGCATGGCTGCACTGGCTTGGATTCAGGCTTGAAGAAGCCGCGCCTTATGGTGCTCTTGGTCTTAATTTCCACAGATTTCACATGGAGAGAAAATAATGTGCGATCCGGTTATTGCTGGTGGCGCAATGCTCGCCATGAGTGGCATTCAGGCATACACCCAGTACCAACAGGGAAAGTATGCCTCGAAGGTTGCAGAAGCGAACGCAGATATAGCCACTGCTCAGGCAAATGATGCAATAAACAGAGGTAACGCTGAAGCTGAGCAACGGCGCAGAGAGACCCGACAGCGGCTTGGCACACAAGCGGCGACAATGGGGGCTACCGGCGCTGATTTATCTACCGGTAACGCGCTGGATATATTTGGTGACACTGCTCAGTTTGGCGCTCTTGATTCGCTGACGACGGTGAATAACGCGCAACGCGAGGCTTACGGTTATCAGGTTCAGGCTGCCAACTATAAAGCAGAAGCCAGTTCAGCCCGTAAACAGGGGAATGTGGGAGCAGCAACAACATTGCTCACTGCGCCTCTGAAGGCATACGGTGCGTACCAGATGTTTGGTGGGACGTGGAGTCCGTTTACTCAAAGCACCCCTGCGCCAATCGGGGCTGCAGCAGGAACCAGATTACCCGGAGGATTATAATGCCAGTCGTACCAACAGTATCCGGACGTCAGGTTGAGAGTCGTGGAGTTCAGTCAGCAGGCTTGCAGACGTTTTCTCAGCCAGGTATTGGTGATGCTTTTGTTCGGGCAGGGACAGAGGCAATTGATGTTTTGGGACAGGCAAAACAGCGTGCCAATATCGCTCTGGCTCAGGAGGCATCTCTTAACCTCAGTCAGATAAGCAGTGATCTGCTGAATAATCCTGAAACAGGATTGCTTAACCTGAAAGGGAAAAATGCTATTGGAAAAGGCCATGAGTATACGCAGCAGTTTGATGCTCAGGTCGAACAACTGGCTATGTCGCTGCCGGATGAACAGGCCCGTAATGCTTTCATGCAGCAGGCGCAGCAGCAGCGCATTCAGTTCACTACGCAGGCCGGGCGGCACGAGATAGGGCAAATAAATGCCTACGAAGAAGGCCAGTTTCAGGCTACGCTGCTGAACAATGGTAAAAATGCCGCAGCATTGTATGGCGACAACGCCGCATATGTATTGGTTAATAAGCAAACTTTCCAGCAAATTGAGGATTACGGCATTGCACATGGCTGGAGTGACGAGCAAATCCAGGCCAAGAAAATCGAGTTTAAAGAGAAGGTTGCTGATGCCGCATTGTCCCAGTGGTCGGCAAACAATGCGACCGCATTCATCCAAAGTAATGGCGAGTTAAGTGATACTGCTGCTGGAGCTCGCCGTGCTGTAGCAGATAGTGACTCTTCCGAGCGTGCCCGTGGCATACGCAACAATAACCCAGGAAATCTCGAATACAGCAAAACTAATCCGTGGGTAGGCCAGACCGGTGATGATGGTCGATTTGCTAAATTCGAAACACCTGAACACGGGATTCGTGCATTAGGGCGAAACCTGATGTCGTATCAGAGGCAGGGTATTGATACCGTCAGCGAGATAATTAATCGCTGGGCACCGCCTACTGATAAAAATGACACTATGTCGTATATCAAAGCCGTGTGCGAACAACTTGGCGTTTCTGCTGATGAGCCTCTCGATGCATCAAATCCTGATACCCTGAAGGCGCTTTGTGCAGCCATTATCCATCATGAGAACGGTAGTCAGCCATACAGTGATCAGCAGTTAACTGCTGGTGTCAGTGCAGCACTTGGTTTATCAACAATTCCAACCAAGACCAAACGCTATACCGGTAATGCAGCATTCGATGCGGCATCTCCTGAGGCTCAGGCAAGTTTTATGCGACAGGCGGATCAACTGCGTCGGCAGCAGCAGGCTGAATATAAAACGATAATTGACAGCAAGGTTCGCGATGCGACGGCTGCGTATATGCGTGGCGTTGAATTTCCTAACCCACCTGGTGAGGATGATTTTATTGCAGCTTATGGCGTCAGAGAAGGAAACCTGCGATATACCGAGTTCAGAAATACGCAGATCGCCGGACAGTATATAGGCTCTTTCCGCAACATGCCGACAAGCAGCATTACCGCATATGTTGAGCAATTACGCCCGGATACTGGTGAGACAGGGGAGGGTTATGCGTCTCGCGCAGCTCTTTATGACAACGTTGTTTCGGCTGCAAATCAGGTGATAAAGCAGCGGCAGTCGGATCCTGTGCAGTTCTCTCTTGCCTCCGGACAGGCAAAGCCTATCGACATGAGCAATAAGGATAACTTTGGACAGAGCGTTGCCTTGCGTGCCGCTCAGGTCAGTGACCTTGCTAAGTCATATGGCACTCCACTGACGTTCTTTTCCAAAGACGAGGCCAATCAGATCGGTGTTTTCTTTCGTGATGCTCCAGTTTCCCAACAGGCAGCATATCTCGATACCATCAGGCAGAGCACTGGTGGTGGGCAGGTGTATATGTCAGCACTACAGCAGATCAGTGCCAACGCTCCATCTGCTGCCGTTGCCGGGATACTGATGGATAAGCCTGGTGGTATTTTGGCAGAAAAAAACTGGTTTAATCCGGATGTTTCCGTGTCTCCTGAAACCGCTGCGCAGACAATTCTTGCTGGCGCGGCGGCTCGTAAAGGTACTGATGATGCGAAAGGTATTCCGATGCCTAAAGATGCTGATCTTCGCCTTGAGTTTTCTGACATGGTGAAGGATGCATTTGCTGGTGACGCTCAGGGGGCATCAATGGCATACGAGATCGCAAAGGATTATTACGCTGGTGTGATGGCGAAAAAAGGCGTGGTATCAGGCGAAATTGACAATGATGTCTGGAAACAGGCTGTTAACGTAGCTACAGGTGGCGTGCATGACTATAACGGAATGGGGAATGTCCTTTTGCCGTGGGGAATGTCTGCAGAGCAATTCGATAAGCAGGTTAATCAGGCTTGGAATGAACAAGTTGTCGGCTCTGGGATAAAAACACCGCCTGGTCAGTATGGTTTGCAAAGTTACGGCGATAGTCAGTACCTGGTGAAACTTGGTACTGGTTATCTGCTGAAAGATGATGGTTCTCCCGTTGTTCTTAATCTGACACAGAAGCGTCAGAGATTCTCCGGAGATATTCCGCAATGAGTTACTTTGGCCTTAATCCAGTAAACCAGAATCAGCAGCTTGACGAAGCAGCATCAAATCCAGCGGGCTTTAACAGCGATGTTGGTTTTTTCGAAAATGCTGTAGGAGCGGCATTGTCTGGTTTGTACTCCGGGCTGGTGGCAAAGCCAGATCAGTTGCTATGGGCAGGGATGGATAAAATCGTATCCCCGATTGCTCAGTTTGTTAACGAAAACACCTCGCTCAATGACACTTCAGTTTCATACATTGCTGAGCAGAGAAAACTAGCAGAGCAGCAGGTTAAGCGGCTGACGCCTGATGCCGCGACAACCGGAACCGCCGGGCAGGTCCTTTATGGGTTGTTCGATATGGGCGGGCAGGCTGTTGTCGGTACAACGCTCGGTGGTCCTGTCGGAGGTGCAGCGGCGGTAACTTCGCTACAGGGTTTTTCTGAGTTTGAACGGCTGACAGCACAGGGTGTTGATTTCAGGACGGCGCAGGAAGCGGGATTAGTGCAGGGTATTACTGCTGGTGCCGGAACACTGATCCCTATGAGCCTCGGGTTACGTGCTGGTGGTGCGCTGGCGGAAGGTGTGGCGGCTCAGCTTGCGCGGACGGGTGAAAGTTCAGTGCGACGCGCCGCAGCAACAGCAGTACGTGCAACGCCAGATATTGCCTATGCCGCAGGTACAAATATTGCGTTCGGTATGGCACAGCGTGGGCTTACTGCAAAAACGCTTCGTGATGGTGGCTATAGCGAAATGGCTAACCAGTATGATGTGTTGGATCGACAGGCAATTGCTATTGATGCTGTTCTTGGGGTGGCGTTTGGTGGTGTCGGCAGATTTATTAACTCTCGCGGCGAGTCTATAAACGCACCAAATTTTTCACCAGTTGATATCGATGCTGCACTGGCGGCGAATGCCGCTCATCATGCTGAAATTGATATTGCGCCAGGCGTGCCTATCAACGTGCTTTCGCGCAATTCTCACATTCAGGCTCTGCGAAAAGCCATGTCTGATGTTAGCCAGGGGAGACCTGTAGACGTTGCCAGCATTGTTGAGTCTGCATCTTTCAGTGAAATTCCTGGGCGCAAGAGTCTGCTGTCTCAGGCAGTTAATGAGGCTCTGTCATCTGTAGATGATGGAGTAACGGCGCGCGCTATAGAAAATCGGTTGCTTGAAGAACAGGCTGCGCAGCTTTTGCCGCGTGGAGATAGACAGGTTTACCAGTCTGAAATCGCTAATAGCCAACGAATTATTGAAAATCTCACTGAACAGCGTGCACAAATTCTTGCAGAAGATCCAACCGGTAGCGGTAAAGCTTTGTCTCGTGCTCGATCAGATAAACAGGCCAGACTTCGCGATATTGATCAACGAATCCGGCAGGCACAAGAACGCCTAGAATTTTCCCGTAACGCGTTGGCACCGCACGAGCCTGGCGGTCAGTTTTTTGAAGCTCGAGCAGAACTGGCTCGGAGACAGCAGGCAGAAAGTGAACTTAATGCTCAGGCTGTTTCATTCTATAAAACAGCAGAGGTCAGGACGCCAGACGAAGTAGCTCCTTTTGAGCCTGATAAAATATTGCAACAGGCAGAACAAAAAATGATGGCGGATCAGGCGGGAGATATTGATCTGCGCATAGCTGAAGACTCGCTGCTTGAATCACCTGACATGATAATCACCGTGCTGGATGATGATGGTAATCCACAATCGCGCAGCGCGCGTGAAGTACTGGATGAAGCGAACAGGGAAAGTGAGCAGGCAATACAGGATTCAAGCCTGTTTGATGTCGCTGTGGCGTGTTTCTTGAGAGGTTAAATTAAATGAGACAGGAATGTATACAAGCGGTCCAGCAGGCGGCGCAGCGCACGTTAACGGCGCGAGAAATACAGAACATTGAAGACCGCATTTATCGAAATATGCGCTCCATTGCTCGTGATGACCCGATGTCATGGAGACAACTTTCCGAATCAGAGCGGCTATATCGTGCAGCACAATTGGCATCTGAAGAATTACAGCGAGAAGCGGCATTAAAGAAACGTCGTGTGGCTCTCACTATAGCCGCGCGTCAGAGATTGGATAAATTTATCAATAGCTATCAAGGGGCTGATGGGAAACTTGGCGCTCTTAACCGTACTATAGCTTTTAATGCAGACGGTAAATCGAATTTCCTCTCTGTTGAATCCAGAACAAAAGCCACCCGTGATTATGCATTGAGTCAATTGCAGGAGGCATTCGAAGCAGTTGATCCTCGCTTTTTTGGTCTGTTTGAAGATGAAGCGGGCGTGCGTGACCTGGTATATGAAATGCGAGGGCAAAATACTGGCAATGCTAAAGCAAGAAAAGGTGCTAAGGCGTGGAGAGAAGTGACAGAGCTACTGCGCCGCCGGTTTAATGATGCTGGTGGGGACATTGGCTATCTCGAAAACTGGGGGATCCCTCAACATCATTCTATGGAAAAGGTTGGGGCGGTATCAAAGGATAAGTGGGTTAGCGATGTTATAGGTAAGCTGGATCGCAAATATTATATCCGAGCCGATGGACAACTGATGAACGATGCCGAGTTGTCTGCATTTCTTGGAGAGGCTTATAACACGATCGCTACTGGTGGGCTGAATAAGCTTACTGATACCGGAATGCGAATTTCCGGCGCACGTGCTAACCGTGGTAATGCATCACGACAGATACATTTCAAAGATGCAGATTCCTATCTGCAATATCAGCAACTTTATGGCGATCGCTCTCTATGGGAAATCATGGTCGGTCACCTGGAAGGTATCAGTAAAGATATTGCACTGGTGGAAACATATGGCCCAAACCCCGATCATGTTTTCCGCTCTCTTCTTGATCAGGTGAAGGCAGAAACGGCAACAGCTAACCCGAGTAAAACCGGTAAAGTCGAGCGGCTGGCGAACAACACAGAGAATCTGTACAACTTTATTTCCGGAAAGACACAGCCTGTAGCGAATCCGCACATCGCGCGATGGTCTGACAATATCCGCAACTGGCTGGTTGCCAGCAGACTCGGATCCGCGTTGCTGTCATCGTTCTCTGATCTTGGAACCATGTATCTGTCTGCGAAGGTTACCAACCTTCCAATGAACCAGTTATTCCGCAACCAGCTTGAAGCTATGGACCCAACGAACCGTACAGAACTTGCGCGGGCGCGCCGCGCTGGTCTGGCGATGGGATCTCTACTTGGCAGCGTTAACCGCTGGGCGATGGATAATATGGGGCCGTCTGTATCTCGTTGGGCGGCAACGGCGGTAATGCGTGCCAGTGGGCTTACAGCATGGTCAGATGCGCACAAGCGCGCCTATGGCGTAACCATGATGGGAAGCCTGGGAGAAGTAGTGTCACGGACACCAGACCTTCGTAGCCTCGATGACTCTGATTTTCGTATCCTGAAAAGCAAAGGGATTACTGACACAGACTGGAGCGTATGGAAGCTGGCGCAACAGGAGGACTGGGGGAACGGTAATAATACGGTGCTGACACCGGAAAGCATTATGCGTATTCCTGATTCAGCAGTTAAACATCTTGGTGAGCCTGAACGCGTGAAATTTGAGGCAATGCGTAAACTGCTCGGTGCCGTAACTGAAGAAGTTGATATGGCTGTTATTACACCGGGAGCACGTGAGCAACTGATAACCGGTTCTGGTATTCAGCGTGGAACATGGAAAGGTGAATTAACGAGAAGTGTTTTCCTGTTTAAATCGTTCCCTATCTCGGTAGTTATGCGTCACTGGCATAGAGCTATGGGGATGCCGTCTGCTGGTGGGCGTGCGGCATATATAGCAACGTTTTTAGCAAGCACAACCATGCTTGGTGCTCTTTCCATGCAGATTACTGATCTTATTAATGGGAGAAATCCAAAGGAAATGACCGGTGACCACATGGTTAAATTCTGGATAAATGCATTTTTAAAAGGTGGCGGGGCTGGGTTGTACGGTGATTTTCTTTTCTCTGACCACACTAGGTACGGGAGCGGCGCGCTGGCGTCGATGCTTGGCCCGGTAGCTGGTCTGGTTGATGACATAGTGAAGATTGCTCAGGGCATACCGTTAAATGCTGTGGAAGGGAAGAATGAGCAGACTGGTGGTGATCTGGTTAAGCTGGGGAAGGGGCTGATGCCAGGTGCGAATCTCTGGTACTTGAAGGCGGCTCTCGATCATATGATCTTTAACCAGATGCAGGAGTATTTTTCACCAGGCTATTTGCGTAAAATGGAGCAACGTTCGAAGAAAGAGTTTAACCAGACATACTGGTGGCGACCTCATGATGTCACTCCGCAATAAGGAACAACAATGAAGGAATTATTGCTGTTATCGGTATTTTTGATATCCGCTTGCTCGACATCCTATGATGTTTATGACGGTGTTGATAAGGCATATTGCGACAAAGTTAAAATGGATTTTTCTCTTGCCAAGACGGCGAAGGATAGTTGTATTGATCACTACGTCAAGACTTATACCAAGCCAGCATCATCGGCATCTGATATTGCTGAAGGTGCTGTGTTTGAGTGTAACAAGGTGATATCCATCGCAGCGAGTTCTTCATACGATGCTGCTGTATGTGCAATGGCTGAAAGAAACGGCATGTCAGTGCAAAAAGTTAATAGCATGATAAACAGTAATGACGAAGCCAAAATAAGAACTGATATCAGCTCGGTGAAAAAAGATGCCATGAACAGAGTTGTAAAATATCAGTCATCTTTATAAGTCGTGACATGTCACAGGCCGCAAAAGCGGCCTTGTTTTAACGAATGCCACCGCCCGTCAGAAGAACCCTGCTTTGTCGTTGATGTACTCCGCGTGCGTCTGGATATCACGCAGGCATTTGCTCACACCGACGATGTAGCAGAATATGGTGGTCAACTCCGCCGCCGCGCCCGATACGTCGTGCCCGTCGTCCTGTAACTGGTTCAGCAGATTCATCAGCAGTGAGTTCTCCGTCAGGCCGAGAACACCAGACGGCGAGTGAATCAGGCTGCGGTAGCCTGGCTTCAGTGGGGCGCTGTAGGTTTTGTTCTCTATCTTCATCGCCTGCATCACTGCTGACGCCGTGGCGTTGGCTACCTGGTCGGCAACCATCTTTATCCGTTCTTCCTGCGGGAGCGAGTTTTTAATGTAACTTCCGGTGCGGCGGATCTGAGGAAGTACCTCACCTGTAACCCATTTACGAAAGCGGTAGGGGATAGTAGACTGGCCCCCTGAATCTCCAGACAACCAATATCACTTAAATAAGTGATAGTCTTAATACTAGTTTTTAGACTAGTCATTGGAGAACAGATGATTGATGTCTTAGGGCCGGAGAAACGCAGACGGCGTACCACACAGGAAAAGATCGCAATTGTTCAGCAGAGCTTTGAACCGGGGATGACGGTCTCCCTCGTTGCCCGGCAACACGGTGTAGCAGCCAGCCAGTTATTTCTCTGGCGTAAGCAATACCAGGAAGGAAGTCTTACTGCTGTCGCCGCCGGAGAACAGGTTGTTCCTGCCTCTGAGCTTGCTGCCGCCATGAAGCAGATTAAAGAACTCCAGCGCCTGCTCGGCAAGAAAACGATGGAAAATGAACTCCTCAAAGAAGCCGTTGAATATGGACGGGCAAAAAAGTGGATAGCGCACGCGCCCTTATTGCCCGGGGATGGGGAGTAAGCTTAGTCAGCCGTTGTCTCCGGGTGTCGCGTGCGCAGTTGCACGTCATTCTCAGACGAACCGATGACTGGATGGATGGCCGCCGCAGTCGTCACACTGATGATACGGATGTGCTTCTCCGTATACACCATGTTATCGGAGAGCTGCCCACGTATGGTTATCGTCGGGTATGGGCGCTGCTTCGCAGACAGGCAGAACTTGATGGTATGCCTGCGATCAATGCCAAACGTGTTTACCGGATCATGCGCCAGAATGCGCTGTTGCTTGAGCGAAAACCTGCTGTACCGCCATCGAAACGGGCACATACAGGCAGAGTGGCCGTGAAAGAAAGCAATCAGCGATGGTGCTCTGACGGGTTCGAGTTCTGCTGTGATAACGGAGAGAGACTGCGTGTCACGTTCGCGCTGGACTGCTGTGATCGTGAGGCACTGCACTGGGCGGTCACTACCGGCGGCTTCAACAGTGAAACAGTACAGGACGTCATGCTGGGAGCGGTGGAACGCCGCTTCGGCAACGATCTTCCGTCGTCTCCAGTGGAGTGGCTGACGGATAATGGTTCATGCTACCGGGCTAATGAAACACGCCAGTTCGCCCGGATGTTGGGACTTGAACCGAAGAACACGGCGGTGCGGAGTCCGGAGAGTAACGGAATAGCAGAGAGCTTCGTGAAAACGATAAAGCGTGACTACATCAGTATCATGCCCAAACCAGACGGGTTAACGGCAGCAAAGAACCTTGCAGAGGCGTTCGAGCATTATAACGAATGGCATCCGCATAGTGCGCTGGGTTATCGCTCGCCACGGGAATATCTGCGGCAGCGGGCTTGTAATGGGTTAAGTGATAACAGATGTCTGGAAATATAGGGGCAAATCCAGATAGTGCCTGGTGTTACTGCATCGCGGCAGCGGAGGATCAGTGTGTAGAGGCCTGACTCGTTGATAATATTGGTTTCGCCTTGACGGCCTAAGTTAAATTTAGCCCTTTCATCATCATCAAGAGATTTTATTGACATAGTGGGGTTTGTCAGTTGAAGAGCTTTAATAACGTCTTTGGCAACAAACCAAGGATTTCCATCAATAACAATGGCTCGAATGGTTGCTTCTGATTCAAAATGAAAAACAGATGGGGTTACGTTAGCAGTCATAGTGATCACCTTTGTAGTTAGGTTAATCACCACTACCGACGCCAATCGGTTGGTGGTGAACTGTGCAGGGTTGGCGTAACCGGCTACAAAGGACCCGGCGCACCTTTCGGTGCCCCCACACAGCCCACCATAGAATAGGTGCGCTTTACACATAAAAAAACCGCTTATGCGGCATATGTGCCTCTGTAGTAACCCGGGACGCCAATCCCGGCACTGGATTTTGCCAGTGCCCGATTACTATGGCACAAGAGGAGTGCGATGTAAATTTACCGCAAAGGTAAATATAAGCACTCCACTTGGTAATTTCAAACCTTATCTGGTTTGTTTTCGTAATTGTTCGGCACAATAGTCGAGATGTGTTTGCAGATCCCGCATAGACATCTGTGAGCTGGTGACGTAGTTAATCAGTGCAGTCAGTTCGGCAAGTGGGCCATCGACATTAAATCCATCCTTATCGAGATCCCGGAGTAATTTCATCAAGTGCGATCCCTCCACCAGTGACCTGACGCCTCCCGGCGTGTGAATCCTTTCGGTAAATCCGTCTTCCAGTGGATAGTGATACTGCTGCATCTTATCTTCTCCATGCAATAACTGTATATTTATACAGTAGCAAATAATTTGTTTGCTATCCAGCACGTTTTGCAAATTACCCGAAAGGTAATATCTATTGGTATTTATAGTCTTTCTATCCATATGTGGTTTTTTAGGTAATAGAATAACCAGATATGCGGCGCAACGGGTGCTGCGACTATCTGGAGATTTAACATGACGGTCTCAACCGAAGTTGACCACAACGAATACACCGGTAACGGCGCTACGACATCATTTCCGTATACCTTCCGTATTTTCAAAAAATCCGACCTGGTTGTTCAGGTGGTTGACCTTGATGAAAATATCGCTGTGCTGGCTCTTGATACTGATTACACAGTAACTGGTGCGGGAGGGTACAACGGCGGTAATGTAATTCTGTCGAAGGCGTTGGCTAACGGTTATCAGATTTCTATATCACGAGACCTCCCGGTTACGCAGGAAACTGATTTGCGTAATCAGGGTAAGTTCTTTGCAGAAGTGCATGAGGATGCTTTTGATAAGCTAACGATGTTGATCCAGCAGGTTAGAAGTTGGTTTAACCTAGCGCTTCGCAAGCCATCATTCGTGGCAAACTATTATAATGCTTTGAATAATTACATCAGAAATTTGCGTGATCCTTCAAAACCTCAAGACGCAGCCACTAAAAATTATGTTGATACACTTGCAAACAGCAACCTTAATCGGACGCTTCGAGTACCAGAGAACATTCCTCAACTTCCTGATGCTGTAACGCGGGCTAACAAAATTATCGCTTTTGATGGTTTGGGCAATCCCTTTGTGGTTATGCCACCATCAGGATCCGCATCTGATGTACTAATTGAACTTGCCAAGAAAGATGGATTTACCCATATCGGTGGTGTAAGAGGCCTTGTAAAAACATCAGAGGCTGGTGGATTAGAGCCTGCTATTATTCTGGCTCTTGGTAAAAATGCTGATGTCCTGGTAGATAACGTGCAGAACATCACAACTCCAATCCGTAAATCTCTAAATGGTAGAGATATTTCCATCACTTCAACAGCTGATGGTTGGATTAATTTCACCCCAAAAGACGCTAACACTTACTACCAGGTTCTGACTTTTGACGGAACTGGCGTGGAAAGTGTAACCACTAAAGTGAAGATAGACGGTGGTAAAGTTCGCGGTGTAGGTCGGGCTGTTGTAGGGATTACGGTAAATAACGTTTACGCACATTATGAAAGCTCAGAGATGAGGAACATCAGCGCATGTGTAAACACAGTTACCGCCCAGATTCACCTGTGCTATGGGGCTAAGTATTACAATGTTTTCCAGCAACTCGCCTCTCAGGACTGGAACGCAGGTGTGTATGGTTATGGCACTGTGCCAATTGATTGTGAACTGGTGTCAGTTGACAGCTGCATCTTTGGTGTTTCAGGGGCTCCGCTTGACCGCCATGCGGTTTATTGCTCATCACAAAATGATGGAACAGGATTCAACAGGAGCGTATTCATCTCCAATAACAAAACCATAATGCGTGATTACACAAGTGAGGAAGCAGAAACAACAAGTGAGCGCTGCTTCAAATGCATTGGTTCGAAGCGAGTGCATATACATAATAACGATCTTGTTGGCGGGTATGGATTTGTATTGTTCACGTGCAGGAAAAATCAGTCTACTGATTACGTAGAGATAAGCAATAATAGTGCAAGGACATATGCCTCAGGAGTAATAATCGCACCTCAAGATTCAGATGCGGCATTGCCAGATGCTACTTGGTATGTTTCTGAGTTGAAGTTAAGTAATAATTCATTCAGATTCAGGTCTCCATCATCAGGAGTGTCAAATGGCGTTGAATGGAGAAATACATACCGAATTTCTGATGTCGGAAGTTCATACGTTAATGAAGCATTCGCATTAATTAATGCACTTGCTGTATATAACTCGAAATCAGACAGGATACAAAGCGAAACATTGCGATCCTCAGCATGTTACTATCAAGGATTTAGTAACATAACCAGAGAGAGTGCCCCATTGTATGTTGATATAGATATTACATGCCGTAATGCTGACAATACAGTAAACCCCCTCAACGCAGGTGGCGCAACCGTTCAGAGGTGTAGATTAAGAAGCCTAGATAATACAGGGATATGGAAGGCGTTCACCTCTTCAGTAATATCCGGCTTCAGTTATTATGACCCAGAATATGGAGACTACCTCTGGAATGATGTTCCAGGGTCATGGAAAAACTCAGCTGGATTCAAGGTGGTGGGGCTATCAACAGCACGACCAACTATATGTTATGAAGGAATGCGCTACTATCAGACCGATCTTACCACATCCATTATATGGACTGGGTCGCTGTGGGTTTTAATCAGTGCTGGATATTCAGGAATAATACGATCAGGCACAACAACTCAAATTAATTCAGTTAAAAAGTCATTACTTGGCTATGGGCATATGATATACAATACGGACACAAAAAAACCAGCTTATTTCGATCAGCTGGCTCAGTCCTGGAAGTATGCTGATGGATCAGATATGTAGATTAATTTTTATTTTTGGCAAGGATGCCAGATTTTATCATCATCCATCCTCTTACCCTCCTCGATAGCGATAACTCAATATACTTATACGAGATGTGTGCTGACATTATACTAATGGCTACAAGTGTTACCATATAAATGCCATTTGAAAAGTATTCCCTAACTCCGAGATTTGTAACTATTATTCCGATGAATGTACTTACCGACAGATGCAATAGGTATAAAGAATAAGAAATATTACCCAAATGCTCTAGCGCTGGCGAATTAAAACTAAATCCATTTTTTTCAAGGCAAACACATAAATAAACAATTATTGCTGCGTACATTCCAAACTCTGAGAGTCCGTGACCCTTTACTACAGCTATCTGGTTCATTGAAACATAAGCAACAAAAACCAAAGAGGCAATTGATAATCTTCTATTTATTATTATTCCCGCCTCAATTGCCATTGCTACAATAACGCCAATTGCAAAATCAAGAACGATAGAGTTTGTAATCATTGACAACCATGGACTTTCAAATCTAGGGCTTACAGCCTTGGCACTGAATGATCCATTAATTAGTATTTGAGTAAAAAATACTGTCATAATAATCCATGCCAGTAGAACATAATACCTTCTCTTTCCAAAAAATAAAGATATCGCAAAAATAGAATAGAAATATACCTCATAATTTAAAGTCCACCTAACACCAAGTATTGAATGTGTATCTATAAAAAATGGCGGCAAAGAACTTGTTGTAGGAATCAAGGCAAGGCTGCTTAGTGTTTCAAAAAAAGACTGTGATAATACCCTTTCAAAATTCATGAATGATAAAGACGCAATAATAAATGAAGTAAAAAGAACAGGATATATTCTACTAACCCTTTTAATTGCAAATGATTTTACATCGGCAATAGCGTCATGAGTCAAGTTGGTCGTGTAAGCCATTATGAATCCACTAATTACGAAAAATAAATCAACACCAATAAACCCCTTACCAAAAAGATAATCACCCATCCTGACATTATCATAATTAAGAACGGTCCTAAAGTGGTATAGAACGACCATAAGTGCCGCCAAACCTCTAAGAATTTGGATTGATTTTAATTCATTCTTTATCATTGAAAGGATGTCCATATATTACTCATTGATTTGCCATTAGTATATCACCCAAAAGGTAATTTCGTTAATGGTTATCCGATCAAAGTCAATCCACATATGGTTTATTGTGTATGATGAGCTCATCAACTAAGGGGGTTCTTTATGCACATTAAACGGTGGTCACTATGTCGCACTCGTTAACCACGGAATCGCTGAATCAGGGGCTTAGCCTGAGCGCGCTAATGTCTGTGGTCGCGGGTGTGCCGCCGGAGGTGGCTTTAGGGGCGCTTGCTGGTGCGGTAATTTTTGTTACCTCGGCGGTGGAGTATCCCATAAAGAGGCGGTTACTTCTGGCGTTTCTCAGCTTCTTCTGCGGCCTTCTCTTTTATAAGGCGACAGCATCCATTCTTATCGGTATTGCCAGCATGATCCCTACGATTACGCAGGACTCATTTGAAAAGGGGATTGTGTTTTCTGCCGGGGCGTTCGTGTCGGCTATCGTCGCTGTCCGCATTGGCATCTGGCTGTATCACCGTTCTGAAAATCCGCGTGACCTGATCCCGGGGAGAAAAGACGATGACCAGTCCTGAGCTGCTTATCATCCTGAATGCCGCTATCTGCGGCGGCATTGCAATCCGAGCGTTTCTGTTCCGCCGTGACGGGTCACGCCATCGCTGGTGGGGAGGCTGGCTCGCCTATCTGCTGATCGTCGTTGCTGCCAGTGTACCTATCCGGACCTTCTACGGGTACTACGTCAGCGCCGACTGGTCAGAAGTCATCATCAAAGTTGTGTTCCTGGCTGCGCTCATCAGGACAAAAGGGAACGTGGTACAAATTTTCAAGATAACGAGGTCTAAACATGGAGATTAAACAATTCCAGCGAGCTGCTGGTATTAGCGAGGCGCTGGCCGCACGCTGGTTCTCGCATATAACTTCTGCGATGAAAGAGTTTGGTATTAGCAAAGCAGAAGATCAGGCAATGTTTATTGCTCAGGTCGGGCATGAGTCTGGTGGCTTCACCAGGTTGCAGGAGAATTTCAATTACAGCGTCACCGGACTGGCTAACTTCGTTCGTGCCGGTCGTCTCACTCAGGGACAGGCTAACGCATTGGGTCGTCGTGCAGGCGAGCCACCATTGCCACTTGAGCGCCAGCGTGCGATCGCCAATCTGGTGTACAGCAAACGCATGGGGAATAATGCCCCCGGCGATGGCTGGAATTACCGAGGGCGTGGACTTATCCAGATTACCGGTTTGAATAACTATCGTGATTGCGGAAACGGCCTGAAAGTGGACCTGCTTGAGAATCCTGAACTGTTGGCGCAGGACGAATACGCGGCTCGTAGCGCGGCGTGGTTCTTCGTTAGCAAAGGATGCATGAAGTATACCGGCGATATTGCACGTGTAACTCTGATTATCAATGGTGGCAGGAACGGCATCGACGACCGGCGCGCGCGGTATATCACTGCCAGTAAGGTGCTGGCGGTATGATCTGGGCATTCGTAAAAGCATACTGGAAACAGTTGGTTATCGTGGTGATGCTTGCTGTTCTGGTCATATCAGGAGTTGTTGCCTGGAATGTACACGGCAGCCGTCAGTACGACGCCGGGTATGCGCAGGCGAAGGAAGACCGCAAAGTCGAAGATGAGAGAGTTCGTCAGCACTACGAACAGGAGAAAGCGACCAATGAACGTGAAGCTCAGCAGAGGATCGACCAGGCGCGCAATGATGCTCTTGATGCTGCCGCTCGCGCTGGCCGGTTGCAGCAACAGCTCGTTGCCATCCGTGAGCAGCTCAGGCAGTATAACGCCATTGTCGGCGCTGGGGCGTCAGCCGCAGATACCGGAGTTTTGCTTGCCGACGTGTTCAGCAAATCTCTCGAGAGAAATAGACAACTGGCAGAGTATGCTGACCGGGCAGCCGAAGCCGGAAGAGTCTGCGAAAAACAGTACGACACTTTGACCAGATAGCATGGCATTTTTCATGGTACTGATTTCCGGTGACGGTATATAAAACGGTATGAGAAAGATGAAGTTTTGGAAAAATGTTATCACTCAATTGGTTATGGTTGTCGTAAATAATTGAGTGGAATGATCACACGTTAGGCATTAGCTGGTACAAACTGGCATTAAATTACACTCAAGCCCATGTTTTGATGGGCTTTTTTGTTTTTATGTCTGGCATTATTTGGCAACTGATGGCAGCGGGAAGCACCGCTTGAGCATGGTATCCAAGGTGGTATTATCGAGACATGATGCCATGAGTGATAGCCGATACCATGCTGCTTGATCCTGTGTGTTCATGGTATCGAAATTATTTAACTATCTGTTTTTATTGGTTTTATTGCTCGATTTTTGGGTAATCTTCCAGCATGGTATTGGAATCGAAGAAGGATAAGACTCTTGCTGACCGATACCAAGCTGCGCAACCTCAAGCCGAGGGATAAACTCTACAAGGTGAATGACCGGGATGGCCTCTATGTGGCTGTCACTCCTGCCGGCTCTATCTCATTCCGTTACAACTACTCGATCAATGGCAGGCAAGAGACAATCACCTTTGGCCGCTATGGCGTTGGGGGTATCACTCTGGCAGAAGCCCGTGAGCGACTTAGTGAAGCCAAGCGGATGGTCGCTGATGGAAAGTCGCCAGCGAAGGAGAAGGCACGGGACAAGGCGCGTGTAAAAGGGGCTGAAACCTTTGGTGCCTGGGCGGAAAAGTGGCTACGTGGCTACCAGATGGCCGACTCTACCCGTGATATGCGCCGCTCGGTTTATACGAGAGAGCTGGAAACGAAATTCGGCAATCAGAAGCTGACCGAAATCACCCACGAGGACTTGCGAGCACTTACCGACGCCATCGTAGAGCGCGGTGCGCCTGCTACGGCGGTTCATGCGCGTGAGATTGTACTCCAGGTATACCGCTGGGCCACTGAGCGAGGCCAGAAGGTTGAGAACCCAGCAGACCTGGTGCGGCCAGCAAGCATTGCCAGGTTTGAGCCGAGAGATCGAACCCTGACGCCCGAAGAAATTAGGATCATGTATCAGTACATGGGGCGTATTGGTACATCACCATCGATCCGCGCAGCGGTAAAACTGTTGTTGTTGACGATGGTGCGAAAAAGCGAGCTGACGAATGCTACCTGGAGTGAGATCAACTTCAGCGAAGCGCTCTGGACGATCCCTAAAGAAAGGATGAAGCGGCGAAATCCTCACCTGGTGTTTCTATCCAGGCAGGCCATGGACATTCTCATCGCTTTGAAGACGTTCTCCGGTGGATCGGATTATGTTCTGCCGTCGCGTTACGATTCTGACGTGCCCATGAGCAGTGCCACGCTAAACCGGGTGATGACGATGACTTACAAGCTGGCTCAGAAAGAAGGGCAGTCCCTTGCCAAGTTTGGACCCCACGATCTGAGGCGTACAGCAAGTACCTTACTCCATGAAGCCGGTTACAACACCGATTGGATAGAGAAATGCCTGGCACATGAGCAAAAAGGTGTGAGGGCGATATATAACAAAGCCGAGTATCGTGATCAGCGTACATCTATGTTGCAGGACTGGGCTGATATGATTGATGAGTGGGTTATTTAGGGGGCTCGCTAACTTTTAAAGGCATCTCTTACAAAAAGGTAATCAGGAATGAAAATAGAGAAGATAAAGCTACAGAATTTTCGTTGTTTCGGGCATGAGGTGGTCGAGCTAAATTTTGAGGAAGAACTGACAATACTTGTCGGCGGAAACGGCTCCGGAAAGACGGCAGTGCTGCAAGCTGTGTCCAGGTTGTTTGGTACAACATCAGCGCAGCGATCGGTACAGCGTCGAGATTTTCACATACCTATTGACCGGCAGGAGCTGCAGTCTGGCGACAGTCTGTTTGTCGAAGCGGTACTTGCCTTCCCTGAACTGGAAGAGCAAGACGCTTCTCCTCTTGATGCCGTTCCGGAGTTCTTTAATCAGATGGCGGCTTCCGGTGAGGGAGAGCCCCTTAAGGCCCGGATACGACTACAAGCAACATGGACGGATGACGGTACGCCGGAGGGAGCAATTGAGGAGGATATACGCTGGATAAGAGCCCTGGATGATAATTTTGAATGGGATGACTGTTCCAGGGTTCAGGCTGTAGAGCGCTCTTCAATCCAGTTTATTTACTTACCGGCAAATCGTGATGCGACGACTCAAGTGACCGCCCTTCTAAAAGGGCGGTTATGGCAGGCTGCCAAATGGTCGACGGCATTTAGGGATGCAAGCTATGTTAATGCCGGTCAGATCCAGAGCAGTTTCGAGGAAGAGGAGCCGTCGAAGTTTCTGCTGGAGCGTCTTTCGAAGCGTTGGCAACAGGTCCATGAGGCCGATACAGACAGTAAACCGCGTTTAAGGCTCATCGAGAACCGTTTTGAGGAGCTTGTTCGTAAAGCCGAATTTACTTTTACGCCTGATGAAGAAGGTCAGGAGCGTCGTTTGTCCGAGCTGAGTGACGGTCAGCGCTCTCTGTTCCATATCGCTCTTACAGCGGCAACGCTCGAAACCGAGCGGGAAGCATTTTCTTTGCCTGCTGATGACAGCTCATTTGAACAGGATAAGTTACGCCGTATTCACCTGACGATTCTTGCCATCGAAGAACCAGAAAACAGCCTGTCACCGTTCTTTTTATCTCGCATCATCAAGCAGGCGAGAGAGATTGGCGCACTGCCTTCCGCGCAGGTTCTGCTATCTAGCCATTCCCCATCTATCCTGAGCCGGATAGAGCCGGAGGAAGTGAGATATTTTCGTATGGACCGGAGCGCTCGGTGCTCATCGATCCGAGAACTGACCCTGCCTGAAGATGATGTTGAGGCAAGCGTTTATGTCAGGCTGGCTGTAAAGGCATACCCCGAACTTTATTTTGCGCGATTTGTAATCCTGGGTGAGGGAGACTCAGAGCGAGTAGTTATTCCGAAAATTGCGGAAGAGATGGGTGTTTCCCTTGATCCATCATTCGTTCCCGTCGTTCCGCTCGGTGGACGGTTCGTAGCGCATTTCTGGCGGCTGCTGAATGATCTTGAGATTCCACATGCCACTTTGCTCGATCTTGATCTGGGGCGCCGACATGGTGGGGCGAATGCCATGAGAAGCTGCCTTCAGAATTTGGCCGCTATCGGGAGTAATTTGGGGAGCACCAATGGTGCTAATGCTGCTCAGCTTACCGACCAACAGCTTTATAATGAAGGCCTGCAAGGTCAATGGCTTCAAGCATTCAGGAGGGAAGGAGTTTTCTTTTCCTATCCCATTGATCTCGATTTTGCCATGTTGCTCGCCTTTCCAACCGCTTATCAGGTTGCCAATCCAGGTGGCAATGGACCCCAGAGTAGTGCTGCTGCTATTCAAGCCAAAAAGGTCAGTACGCTGAAAACAGGTGGTAATCCTGCCTTGTATACCGCGCATTATGATGACGCTTTCAAATGGTATCCGTATCTGTTCCTGAGCCGCAGTAAGCCCGAAACTCACCTTGCGGCTTTTTCCCGTATCGCGGGCGGCGGTGTTACTGCGTCCGCTCCTGTAGAGCTCAGGGCGCTCATTGAGTACGTTACGGATAAGCTTAATCTGTCAGGAGAGAATGAATGACCCGCGTAAGCAGAGACGACTGGGTACCTCAGGGTGTCGGTGGTCTGGAAGGGAGAGCGTGGGAGGCTTTACGTGAAACCGATAGCAGCATCCTTGTGACCGCTGGTGCCGGTGCCGGAAAAACTGAGTTTCTGGCACAGAAGGCGACCTATCTTCTGCAGACAGGTATTTGTCCGGCACCCAAACGTATTCTGGCCATCAGCTTTAAAAAAGATGCCGCCCAAAACCTCGCCGAAAGGGTTGCAAAGCGTTGCCCGAGAGATCAGGCGCGGCGCTTTGATTCGATGACTTTTGATGCCTTTACCAAGGGGCTTCTGGACCGGTTTCGTCCGGCTTTACCTGAGCCGTTCAATGCGCCCGGTACGTATCAGATTGTTAATCCGTTTCGTAGGGATTATGACGATTTTATTGAGCGACATGGCTATCACGGAGTGAGTGCTCAACAGCTTGAGAGAAGACTGCTTCTGACAGACCTGCCAATTGACTTGTCAAATGGATCTGAAGTACATCGTGCGTTAGCAGATTACTGGCATGAACAATTCTTCGGGGGCGACGAGATATCCCTGTCCTTCCCGATGATAAACAGGCTTGTAAAACTGCTGCTTCAGGAAAATTCATATATCCGCCGGGCCTTACAGGCAACATATCCCATCGTCTTTCTTGATGAATACCAGGACACCACCTATGCCCAGTATGACATGCTGCTAACGGCATTCGATGGTAGCGATGCTGTCTTTACGGCAGTCGGCGATGATAAGCAGCGTATCATGGGATGGGCGGGAGCCATGAATGACGCCTTTGACCAGTTTGAAAACGACTTTGCTGCCAGACGCATAACACTGCTTTCTAACTGGCGGTCACATGTGGATCTGGTTCGTATTCAGCACGAGATTGCCCGCCGGATAGACGATAATGTGGAAGAAGTGCAGGCACAAGGGACCCGTGAAATCGAAGGTGAGGTTTCTGCTATCTGGCAATTCCGGAGCGCAGATGACGAGAACAATTATCTGGCTGAATGGGTGAGCCGTGAGGTTCAGTCAGAGCGTGTTGCACCACATGATGTAGCGATTCTGATCAGAATGCGGGCAGATCAGGTTGAGGGTGAAATAGCCCCCTCTTTTGCGGCACGAGGTCTCAGGATCAGAAATGCGGCCCGGTCAGTCGGTGAAATTCAGATACAGGATCTGCTTGGTGAAGAGCTGACCGGTATATTTGTTCCTTTACTCCGCCTGGGAGCGACGGAGCGAAGCCCGGAAAACTGGGAGCAGACCCAGCAGAACTATCTGTTTTTGGAGGCTGCCGATCCGGATAACGATCTCACGCAGGAACGATTGCTGGTTAAGCTTGAAGCATTCGTCCGTAAATTAAGGACAGAGCTAGCGCATCGCCAGCCTAGTCCGGATTCGGCGGAAGAGATTGCAGAGATGCTTCTTGAATTTGTCGGGACCCCTAGGCTTCGGCAATCCTTTCCCGCTTACCAGCGTGCAAGAGATTTTGAGAGGGTGTGGAGTGGATTTGTCACTCTCCTGAAAGAGTGTGCAGAACACAGCAGCAGCTGGACGGAGGCGCTGGATGAGTTCGAAGGTATTGGCCAGGTAGCTCTGATGACCGTCCATAAAAGCAAAGGTCTTGAGTTCCATACGATGATATTTTATGGGCTCGACAATCAGACTTGGTGGAGCCTTACGCCGCAACGGGGTGAAGAGCTAAACACTTTTTTTGTTGCCTTTACCAGAGCAAAGCAGCGTGCGTTTTTCTCCCAGTGCGTTGAGCGAGGGCATGCTATTGGCTGGATACAGCAATTATTGGCCCCGGCGGGAGTCGAAACCATAGATGGTACGACTATATTGGGTACTACGTGA